CATAGTCCCAACGCTTACCGTGATGGCCCCTAACGTCGGCGTACCACATTCTAAGTCTTACTATTATCTTTTTTATCTTTAACATATTCTGGTCCAAATTGAGTTATATTATTCAAAGGAGCAGAGTCATGTATGTTCCCCGATACACTAATCCTCGTACAATCAGAAGTAAAGGGACTCACCCAATGCTTCAACCATGCAGGGAAGATAAACATATCTCGCTCTTCTGGAAAATGGGACATGTAAGTTACAGCATCTCTCGGTCCTTCACCGTAAATAAACTGTATACCTCCAGGTCCACAACTCCTACCTTTATACTCTTTATTTTCTTTTTTCAACTCCTCCGGTATCTTCAAGTAAATTACAAAACTTAATTTACCGTCGTGATCGTGTGGTGGATTAAATTCATTCTTCCTCTGATAGTTTATCCAAAGCGCCGACATAATATACTCAGGCACCTTCTCAAATTTCTTCTTCGTATATGCTTCGTAGGCCTGGTTGTATAAACCTAGAGCACTAGACACATACGGCAATAAGATCTCTCTCGACTCATCACTGTACCCTGTCTCTTTCTCTATCTGTCCGGCTAACTTGCCTCGCATATCTTCTTTATTCTTCTCTGCTTCTTCTAACAATTTATTTTGAAAGTCTTCGTTTATTTTGAGTCGTATTACACACGGACCCCAATTAAACATACTTATCGCTATTCTATTTTTAGTCTGGTCTTTTTCCATATCCTGTTCCTTCCTCTCTGTTACGCCAACGCTTTCTCCACGCATAGCTGTTCATTTTGCTACCGATAGCCTCCATCCACGATAGAGGTCTATCGATAACACGTTTATAATACCATCTTATATCTAAAATTAAATCAGGTATTGTTTTCATTGTCTCCCTTAAAAAATTTTTTACAGTGTTCAGCATACTCTTCCTCGCTAACATGGTCAGCAAATAGACTTAACATGGCCTTGTATGCGCCACCACTTCTATAATCATCGCTATAACTTTTATCTTTAAATACATTATCGTCAGAGGAGACACCACGTCTGATACTCTCTCCTCCAACGCCAGGAGTCGTCGCTACCCTTTCAGGTCGTTGCTTAGGTCCAGAGGAACGCAATTCTGCAGGACTTGTACCCCTATCCTGGTACACTTTAATAAATTTTTTACAGTTTTCGTATAATTCGTCGTACTTATCTTGTGCTTTCAAAGCGTTAAATCTTGCTTTAACAAAACTAAAATTGTCAGGGTGGTTGTTTAATCTGTTACCATCAATGTGATCACAATGTATATTACTCAGTTCTGCATCTACAACTTCACCAGATAGTTTACATCTCACCATTGGAAACATAATAGGTTTACCATTTTCAAAATCAAGTTCACCTGTCCATTGATTGACGGCTTGCATTTCTGCTTTTTCTTCTATTTTTTTTAAAGATATACCTGGCCATATTCTATCTAAGTAATCCCAAATTACACCACCTTGATATGTTAGTTTGTTTTTGTGCATATAATATGTTCCTTTTCTTTTTCCTTTGTGGCCATACATGAATATCCTAGCTTTTTTTCTAACGTGTTGAATCCTAGTAACTTCAACATCTTTGTACTCACCTCTCTCGCCACGGCTAGAATTATGGAAGTCTCTTGTTTTTCTAAACACACCTCGTTGTAATTTCTTGTTACGTTCAAGACATTTTTCTTTCTGTCCGTCGCCAAGATGATACGAGATAGCCGATTTACTGAATCCAGTAACCTTTTGTATTTCCCCGTAAGAATAGCCATGAGATCTAAGTTCAAATATTTTTTCTTTTTTACCATCTTTTATCGATTTATTTGTTCTTGGCATTTCCAGGTTCAATGGTCCATGGTGCGTTAGCCGTTCTCAAATCATTCTTGCTATCGTCCCAATATCTTTTACACAGATTGCCAGTGCTCTTTGCAATAAATTCATGTTGCATCTCGTGATGCGGGTTATAAGGTCTTTTAACCTTCTTACCATCTGATTTAGAATAGTATGTAATATAAAAATTAACTTTATTCATTATTTACTCCAAACATTTGTTACACCTCTTAACAACCACTTCAACGTATCCTCACTCTTTTTTGATTGACTGCAACTCGTCAGGAACAATAGGATCATAATTCCTAGCCCAAATCGTCTCATCTATTTCTCCCTCCGACCAACAGTTTAAACACTGTACTATTGTGTTCATGTCTGTTTTTAAATAGCCATTGCCTTTGCATTCTGGACATATCCTTCTACCTGTCGACATAATCGTGTGTATACTTTGGCAACCATTTAAAATCTTTTTCTGGTCTTTTATATGGTTCTCTTTTTTTAACTTTTAGTTTTATTACATTATTAACAGCTTGTTTTATTCTCATGTGTTTACCAAGAATATCTGCCTCTCTTTCTACTGCTTTGTTTAGCATTCTCTTTCTAACATAGTTAGGATCTCTACCTGCTAATCCACACACGTAATTAAAATCAATACCATGTCTAATCCAACTCAAAGCATCTAATGCTGCTCTATCATCTGCTGAATAAAAGGCATCATCAAATGCTTTAGCTAGAACTGCGATCCAAAGCTTTTGCTCTGGTTCTTTGTTTTGTTCAATTAAATGTATCACGTCGTTATTTGCGAACGGTGTCCGATATTTTCCCATTTAACTTCCTCACTTTCTCGTTTGCTATCTTTTCAATCGTTTTGCTTATCGATAACGTCACATCTGGATCTAAATTCTTCGACAAAGTATCTAAGATCTTGTATGTTGCGTGTGATAACGAAACGTTTCTATATTTTGTTGTGTCTGTCATATTTCTTCCTTTCACAATATATAGGATAATCATATAGGATTGTCAATGATAAAATACATAATGATGATAAAAGTTTGCTCTGCTCTTTATGGAGATTGTATGCCTGAATTTCAACACAAAGTTGTATTTAATAATTGGTATGATTGTGCTCAAAGTGGGTTAACTGAGGTTCAATCATTGATGACAGAGATAGGAAGAGAAGTTGTTAATAGAGACAAGATCACAGTATCCTTCAAATGTGATTCAGTGTCTGGGGCTTGACATTGTGTCAGAATTGTGACAGAAAGGTCACACTTTTCTCACCTTATAACCTATCCCCTTTTTCCCTCGTGGGATAGGTTTATTTAAATAATTATAAAATGGTATGGGTAGTGTGGGTAGTATGGGTTATTGTGGCTCTTCACCACCACATATGTAGCCAATTACTTTCTTGCCTTCGTACAAATGATACTCTCGACTACTAAATAAAGTTTTCTTTTTGTTTTCCTCTACTTTTACATTGGTATGAAACCAACTAGAACAAGAACTATTTATTTCAAATGTTTCTAGTTTGATGTCTCCACCAAATGTTAGATACATAAGGGTGATCATTATGGGTTTCATATAATTAACGTCCCTGTCCGCGATAGGCCTTTCTGTAGGGTGTTCGTTTTGAGTATTTTTTTGCGTGCCGACCAGGACGCTTTTTAGGTGTGCGTTTGTGATAGTTATTTACACCGAACTTAGGAAGTTTCTTGGCCATCTTCTGGAAGAATACTAGATTTAAATCTAGTGTGAGTATCTGCTAAAACGTATTTGATCACACCGTTTACTTTCTGCTCTAAATCATAACCACAGTTTACACATCTATAAATGTGTGGTTCAAAAGAAACAAGAAGAGTTTCTGATCTACACTCTGGACATTGTCCTGTTACGATTTGTGATGTTAAGTTTCCTATTCTAGCCATGGTTTGTATGAACAATGTATCCAGCCCGATGTTGGTTCGTTATCACGATAAAATTCTAAGATGAGTTGGTCAAATTCTAACTCATGTTTAATCCAAAGAGCTAGCTCTCTGTTATCTACACCAGGTATTTCAAAGTCTGCTGCAGCTGCGCCCTCATCTGCTACGTGCTGGCTGGTAATACTACTACCTATCTCTGTGCAAAGCTGTGCGCAACGGAATCCGCTAGATATGATTAGTGGCTTGTTATAATGTGAACGCACTGGTTGTAATATATTTACAGCCAATGCTTTTAAGTTCTCAATCTGCGCAGGATTAGGATTGTTGTTAATACCTTTTCTCTCCGCTATCTGAGACTTAGTTAACTCATCAAGAGTTATATTTGCTGTAAGTTTCATTATTATAGTATACTTAAAATTTTCTTACGGTCCATGTATATTTCAGTTTTAGCTTTCACTTTTTTACAAGTAAATACTACTCTTTCTGGGTTCACCTCGTTCTGCGCGATACGCTTGGATTTTAAACAATCGCTGAGACTCGGTTTGTATACATGCTCTATCATAGTTCCGTTTAATGTGAGTATGAGTGCAAATACAGTTTCTATCATTTTGTTACTTTACCTCTGTTTGGTCCACGTTTGTATCTATATTTGTGTGTACCTGTACCATTTATTTCAACCTCTACTTTAAGATCTCTAATAAATTTCATCTGTTTTACTTTTTTCTCCATGTCTTCCATGTATTGTAATACCTTCCTAGTGTTTCGGTCCATTTCCATTCCTAATTATTTTCTCCACATCTTCAGTTAACTTCTCAGTTCTTTTCTTTAAAAATTCTATATTAACTGCATTATTTCTCATGCTTTTAAGTTCTGCCTCTACATCTTCTAATAAACCACTAACGTGTTCTACTATCATAAAAAGCTCTGCTTCTCCAGCTGATTGACCTAACTCACCTCTTGGATATTTAATTCTAAACTCTGAGTTTTGATCTAAGTCTTTTTGCATCAACTCTATCTTTGTTGAGTGCTGATTTAATTTTTCATGAATACCAAAATAAGCCCATGTTCCAATCGCGATTATCGTGATTAGACTGGCAACCGTCTTCATCGGCATTTGTACAGCTGCTGATTCAGAAATTTTTAGGGCCATAAATTACTTGTAGAAACCTTTAAAGATCCAATTGACCCACTTGTTCCATAAACCTTTAATCCAATTCCAGGTTCTGCAACAAACGTTTTTACATTTATCAATCATGTTTCTTCTCCTCAATTTCATAGAAGAACTTGTCAGTATCTTCTGTTTTCCATTGACTTGTGTTTTCAACATTCCATTCAGATGTTTGAACTTTCCAATCTGGCACATTATTTTTAACAGTAAATGATGGGATATCCCAAATGCATCTATTGTTAGGTTGCGCTGCATAGTTCCCATCATCTAGGGCTATGATATGTGCACATTTGTGCTCGTGCGGAATCTCTGAATGGTCCGTATCTAATATATTACTTTCAGGGTGGGCAAAGTCAACTGTAAATAGGTATTTACCGTGGTGCCATTTCTTGTCTTTTCCTATGTATTTACCAGCTTGTGCTTCTAAAATATCCCA